GGTCTACAAGTAGTTGACCATAGGAATTTGATGGGCCTGTCTAACATGTACTCTACCGTATCCCGCGAGGAACTCTCGGACATTCATTACCTTCCCGTCAACTACTTCCATCACCTCCTGGTAGTCCGAACCTTCAGGGATAAGGTATCTAACCATACAGGGCGTCTGCAGTATGGTATCAAATCTCCTCAACCTACCTTCGGCTTGGTAGTTGTTATTCGGATCCCAATCGAAGCCGAGCATATATGCTGTATCCGTAGTATCCAGGTCAAAACTTTGTGCAAAGGCGATTGTGACCAGAGCCACGCCTCGGACGCGTTTCCATTCGGCGACCTGTGCTAGAATTTCCTCGGGGCGCATCCCGCCACGGAAGATAAAGATCTTCTCCTGGGGGTACTTGTCGTCAATAAGGGCCTGACGAAGAACATCCAACGCTTCACGGAAAGGGCAGAATACAACGGTATGCGGATCGTCCGAGATAGTATTAACCATCCAGTCAATTACTCCACCAACTTCAGCCGAGGGCATTAGGATTCGGGGACTAATCGCCATCTGCAGCTTACGAGTCAACAAGGCCAGAGAGTTAGGTGTTACAACTCTGTCCGGCCCAAGCTCGACAATCATCTCAGCATCCAGCTCTCGGATGAGCTTAGTCTGCTGTTTACCCATGAGGACTTCTTCGACCCGACGTATCACGGGATTAGCAGAGGCAAACTCCCCTTTGCGGAACTGACTCCCAACTTCAGGCCATGTTCTAGCCCTATAGTACCTTTCATGGAGCATAGCTCGGAGATTCTCCGCATTGCGGACGCCAAATATCTCTGTGCCATAGGAACTTTTTTCCACGTAGCACCAAGTGTTGACAAATCTCCAATACGACGAGAAGGTCTGATGGTTTACGAGATTGAGTACGGGATAACAGTCCTGAGGACCCCTCGAGGCCCAGGTAGCCGATAGCCCAAGATAATGCTCGAAGTCCAACCGCTTGAAGTTCTCCCACATCTTGTTCCGAGTACGCATCATTCGATGCAGCTCGTCGTTCACGAGGAGGTCAAAGTGAGGCTTACCTCTGACGATGGTCTTCATGTTATAGAGAAAGGTCATATATGTACACATGTACACACCTTCCCTGGCAGCCAGAGCCTCAGACCAGAGTGGATCACCTTTACCTTGGATGAACTTGGGTTCGACACCACCCCATCGAGTCATGACTTTGTACCAAGTGGCCATCGAGCCGAGGGTACCACAGATGAGCGCCTTGTTGGCTTTAGGCCATTTCGACCATGCTAAAAGGCTGATGAAGGTCTTCCCGAGACCAGTCTGATGGCCCAGCACAACAGAGTTGTTCCTAGCTGCGAAGTCGGCGTCTTCCCTCTGGAACGGGACAGCCGACTCCCACGCCGCCGATATATTGAGGTCTTGGAGGATCACCTTTTGCTATTGCTACTATCCGCCCGCATTTTTCGGATGTCTTCTGGTCTATACCCATACAGATCGGCTAAGCTGTCAATTGCCGCGCGGTAGGCATCGTCAACCAAGTCAAGGTGGCGCGGGCTAACTATGAAGCGGCTTCCTGTGTACGCCTTGTCGCCTCCCACCTTAGGATCCGGGGCTACCATGACGAAGAGCAACGAGTCCACCTGGCCCTCCTCGATCTTGATACGTACCATATCAAGGATGTTGAGGAAAGCCTCCTTGAGTTTGGTCTTGTCGTCTGGATTGATCTGTCCGAACACTTGTACGGGTCTATTCTCTTCGCTCATGTAAGTCCTTTATCTGTTGGCCATTTGCCCTCTCTTACGTACTTTGCTCTCATCGCTTGGTACGACCCTTTGAAGAACTCCTCCGCAACTTGGGCAGCCGGAACCAGCTCCCCAGTGCTAGGATGAGGGAGGAATATCGAGTTGCGCTTATTGCGGGCTTGATGCTTAGCCGTCTGCCAGGAAACGTTTCCGGGTTCATAATTACCATTAACCTCTTTCCGATCAAGGCTGTGATCACTTGAGGGGCGTTTTCCAATGTAGGTGAGGAAGGCTTCGAACCCGGTTTTGGGATCAGACCATTCAGGACAAACGCGGATACCTCGACCACCATACTGGGGGTATCCAACGTGATTCTGTACATTGCATCGCCTAAGCATGGAGTTCCAGATGTGGTACTCCTGCGGATGAAGAGTTGGCAGTCCACGATTTTTGCAACCACAGTGACGCTTGGGACTATTAGTGTGGAGAAGATAGTCATGCCTGACTCCTAGTTCGACGCCGCATACACAACGACAGAGCCACATTCGTTTCCGATTATGACGTTGGGGTAACAACTTCAGGACGGTCAAGTCTCCATAGACTTGACCTTTGAGGTTGAACATCCCCCCATGTCCTTTGAGTCTCTGAAGACTTGTCGCCATACTAGCTACCCCCGTGATGTTACTCGCTCCCAGATGCTATCAAGTGTCTCCGACTGCTTCGGAGTGAGAGGTGTCCCACCTTCGATCCTGGTACGAATGGAATCAAGGAACTCACGCTCCCACTCCGTAAGACGGCTCTCCCGCTTCTCACAGTCTTCGATCAGCCGGGTGTACTCGCTTGTCCAATCTTCGGCCATACTAGCTACCCCCTACGGCCGCCCCGTGAGCGCCTTTGTCTAAGCTGTTTCGGCTTCGTGAATACATCCTTGATGGTGTATTGCTTCGGCTCTTCCTTCTTGAAGAGCTCCTGCAGGTGCTCCACCAGCTTGACGACGTCGTGATCCAGATAGCCTTCGATATCGGGATCCACTCGACCACGCGGCGGACGATCATCGATGAGTGTGCCATGGTGGAGAGCATCGATCATGATACCGGCGCAGCATCTGATATAGCCCAGGTGTGAAAGAAAGGTCTTCGAGTCGACCAGATCACCAGCGTGGAGTTTCAGGGCATGGCGCAGCAAGGCCGAGTAGTACACAGACATCTTGACAGGTGCCATCCGCCAGTTGTAACGGCCATACTTCAAAGCCCCCTCGAGGAAGGCCAACGCCTCGGCGATGATTGCTGTCTCCGGCACGAGGGAAAGGTCGAGCTTGCTTTGGGCGACCAGATCCTTCGAGTTGGCAGCTGAGAAATAGGGATCCTTGGGCCTGAGTTTCTTTGCGGTCATAACGGCTTACCTCCGGGGATATGCAGTTTTGCAACGGTGAACAATAGGTAGTAACATGCATGTCTTATTGCATCACGGGCGTGCTTCTGGTTTATTTGGTACACCCCCCATGCCTTAAGTTTATCGTCGGTACAGAATCCTTTCCCCTGTTGAGCAGTCTGCTTGACAAGGGGCTTGAGGAGCTGGTGGCAGATATACTCCGTTGCGCCTATGAGGCGAGGAGTATGCAAACCAGCCCATGCGTGATCTTTGGTCTTCCAGCTATAGACGCGATAGTCCTCTATGACTACGACGTCAGGATCGAACCCTTGGATGTAGTGACAGACTTCTACGGCAGCTAAAGGCATCAGCCCTGTCGGAATCTGACGGGCATCGAAGAGGTGGGGTCCATGGAATACACAGGCGCCTGTAGTCTCGCCTGGATCGAGCGCCAAAACCCTCAGGCGACTACCGCCTAGGGCCTCCTGTAGGAGGTTGTTGGCCATGTTAAAAAGCCTGCGGGGTGGAGCTGGGAGGAGATCTCCACCCCGCAGCACCCTGGGTCAGAGGAACCCAGGGACCGGAGAAACAACGATGCCGATGCCGATACCGATGCCGACTTACTTGGCGGCCGGAGCTGCCGGCGCCGCGGCGTCCTTCTTGGTCTTGGTGGCTGCGAAGACGATCTGGTAGGGGACACCGAGCTCTTTGGCAATCTCGCCACGCTTCGCGCCTTCCGCGAAACGACGCTTGATGTAGTCGACCCGACGCTCGCCGCCTTCGAGGATGATCGCTGCACCGACTTTGGTGGCGGCGATCGGGGCCGCGGGCGCTGCCGGCGCGACGGGGGCGGGGGCTGGGGCAACGGATTTCGCTTGCGCTTGCGCTTGCTGCTTCGGTGCTTGTGCCATGACATGCTCCTTCACTGGTTGAGGTTGTATATCGGCTTCTAATGAAGTCGATGCTTAGATTATATAGCATTGCTTCGAAGGTCTCAACTGGAATTTTATGGTACCCAAAGTTCATTTGACGGGCGTGAGCCGGTAAGCATCCCGATTAGCGTATTTGCCCGGCATCTCCATGAAACCTGCCACAGTCTCGACCATATACTTGTGGCTCTTAACATAACGGGCGAGTCGCCGGGCATTAGTAAGGGTTTGATTGTCCAGGAAGTCCTCTCGACTCTCGGACCAAGCTGCGATATCCTGTAGGGTGAAGACCTTCTTCGGATCCTTCTGGAACTGGCCGATGTACTCTTGGTTGAACTGCTTGAGCCCTTCCATCGTCCAGTCGTATTCACTAACCTGAGTCTCAGCGACACCTGCAAGAGTCTGTGAGACAAGCTCAGCGTCAGGCACACCAATGATATTCCCTATAAGCCTGAACATCTGCTCGAAGTGTGCCAGCCGGTGTCCCGACTTATAATTGGGATTCCAGCCACCGCTGTTCGCCCTACGAAAGAACAAATGGAGGACTGCTAGCTGCTGGGCGAGCCATCCTACACGCCCACCAAAAGCCTTGAGCGCCATACCAGCCCAGTCGGAGGAGTGGTCTTTACCTACTGCCTGGACCTCTACGATTAGGCTGCGCTGAAGGATGTCCGCGCTTAGGAATGGTTGTTGGATTGCGGTCATCGCGAACGTAACCCTTACTGGTAGGCGAAAGTTGTCGCTGGTGGTGAAGAGCTTGCGCATCTCGATGAACGGTGCGGGTTCGGTTACGATCCGGCAGATCTCGTCCGAAAGACGTTGTCGTAATTCCTTGTTCACCATATGGACATTGTCCACACAATGCAAGCCATCGCCGGAGGTTATTGATGCATACCAATCCCGAACGTCTGTCGGCTGGTTCCTTAGGGCTGGACGGCCGTTGAGGATCTGCAGACGAAGACTGTACAAGCTGCTCTTGCCTGAACCAGGCTCTCCCACCATCAATTCGACTGGTAGCTGAGTCCCGTTCCAGCGCAATAGCCAGGGCGACATATAGTTCAAGCATGAAAGCACCTTTGCGTCGTTGTCACGGGAGAACTTCATTTGGCTAAGTGCCTTAGGCCAGTAGAGCTCCATGTAGGGTGGCTTCCTAAGGAGCCACGCAATTTGGCGCTTAACTTCCTGCAGGAGGGCACCGCGGTCTATAGGTTCGACCTGATCTGCCTTAAAGAGGAGCCCCTCTGTACCGTTCTCGCATATCGTGATTGGGCTCGCCGGGTCACCTGAAACAACTGCGAAATGACCGTCATCAAGCTGGTAAGCGATTCGATTGTCTGGTAAGAGTGCCAGAACACTCCGAGGTTCAACCTGCGAAACAGGTTCTTCGCCTGTGAATCCAGCTGCGAGCCATTGCACGAGTTTGAGGTCGGCTTGTCCGATGTCGTAGTTGCGATAGAGGAACTCCCCGAATTTGGTTTCATGTAGAGGCTCCGAATGGTGTTGCATTAGGTTGACAGACATCAACGCTTTGGTCCGACTGTCAAAGAAGTGCGGCGAGTTTGTGCCTTTCTCTATCATGCGGATACCATGGCGATCCATATCTGTTAGGATCATCAAACTGAGCTCTTTGGCTTCCGCGCGATCCAGCTGTCCACTCATCCGCTTATTGACTAATGCCTTCAAATTCGGGTGTGCAGGAAAAGCTGACTTAGCAGCCATCACTTGTTCCAGCAACTGATCAAGAGCTTCTGGCCCATGCTGTGTCAAGAAGTCATCCAATCCTAACTTCTTACCGGGATTAGCCGGCAGCCGGAGTTGCCGGATCTTATTCGTCGGGATGCCATGGATCCTAAACTCGAATGCCATCTCCGCGCAAGCTGCCTCGACGTCAGTGTTTACAGGGTTATCGGTATCAAACACGAAGATAACCTGCATATGGTTCTCGAGGACGAACTTCATAAGTCCTTCAAGGCCTGCAGCTAAGAAGGCTCTCCGATCACTAGTGGGGGGTAAAGTGGTACCAGTCGCCATCTTGGCGACAATCTGGTTGTCCCGGTTCTTCAGTAAGGTTGTGCCTTCAGGCAAGATAACTGTACGGGTGCGCCAGTTGTACACGCCACCAACAGCACACGTAGGAAAGCCATCATGGCATCCTTTGGCCGCTTTCTTCTCCCCCTCGGTTACAATTACGGCAGCGGGGAACCCATTGATCTTCGTACGACCCTTACCTTGGGCAGCAGCCCTTAGGAGAGTAGAAAAGGTCTTGGGGAAGTACATCCAAGACCCGGAGTTCTGAGGTTGGAGGTACTTAGCCCCCTTCGGAAGAGGACTAAAGAGCCGAACGCGATAGAATGGGGCTCTATGCCCATTAAGGTCGTAATATGGGATTACGTACCCTGGAGTCCCGACACCGGGATTGTCCAAGTAGAGATGGGGTCTAATCCCTACCGCAGCTAGCTCAGTCTCCTGAGCTAGGTAGGCATCTAGATCAACTGGTTTGAGTCCGCTCCTACCTAGATCCTCTGCTAGGAGCTGCTCTGAAGTAACTACTTGCACTTGAACTCGCCCTCCGGTAGAGCGACGCCGAAATCATAGCCAGGTACTTGCCGGCACAAATAGATTTGCAGCGCTACTGCTATTATATAGCGGTCCAAAGGGAACAATCAACGGGAACTTAATGTTACGTCTTCTGCCTCAACCGTTCTACTTCCGGTAGCGGCTTCGTTGGTCGTCCCTTCGGCATGTATCCCGAATCAGTAAGGGGTGAATGCGGAGGCTCACCCTTGAGTACTCGGCAGAAGTTCTCTGCCCACACCTGTGTAGCCATTTGATGCTCCGCTGTGATTAGTTTACCGTCAACAGTCCATGCGACTGTCTGATAGAGGGCTCCAGCACGCTTCAGGAGCTCCTTGGACCGAATAAGTGGGAAGGCCGATACCCTCTTCCCCTTTGCGACTTGTCGGATTGTCGGTACCGAGCAACAAATAGCGGCAATCACTTTGTCCTGTTGGGCTACCAGACTAATGAGCCTTAGGACTGGTCGATCGGTCCAGTAAGCCTCAGTGTCCTTCATGTTGCCAGATACTACCATTAGGCCGTCGAATCCCTCCATTTCGTTAGGATCAACATCATAGACCGTCCGCTCGAGCCCGTTTGCCTGACCTGTCACTTCGTCCTGGATAAAGGTCTGCTGGGAAACCACTTCGAAGTCGATACCCGCCTCCTGGATCACACCAAGAGCAGTCCACAGCTCGTGACCGTTATATCTCTTGGCGCAGATGACTAGAACCTTCACCTACTTGCCTACCTTTCCTTTCTCTTGGGCGAAGCGAGTCTTCACTTCAGCCGGAGTAATTGGAGTAACGACGACATTGGCTGCCGGAGTCGCCGGGATGAGAGTAGCAGCCCGATACTCTTCAAGGGTTTTCGCCGGAAGTACATTGCCCTTCTCATCCACGTCGATTCGGATGAGATAGATCTCGCCGCCCCTATTGGCGATCTTGATCGGGAGTCCGTGCCCGCGGATGTAGGCTCCGAGGCTGGAGTTGAGGCTCTGCAAGCTCTGCTGCATCCCCGTGCGATCGAGCTGTGCGATCGACATGTTCGTCTCCAGGAAGCTCTTCAGGAGAGGATAGGACACACGGCCCCTACGACCTTCGCGGAGGTTGGGGAACTTATCCGCGTCTACTGGAATGAATTTCATGGCGGTTCCTTTATAAGTTTATACAGTTAGAAGTTTCCAACTGTATATACATTATAAAGTAGTCCCAAGGAGATCCGCAAGAGGATTTTGATGGTAGCTGCTATTCTCCTTCTTGTTCGGTTACACCCAGGACCTCTTTAGCCTTGCGCCAGAGGTCGAGACGATCATCTAGCCCTCGGAGCCCTCTATTCACTCGGCGGGTCAGATTGCGGAACTCAGATGCGGTGTTGCGATCGGCATAGTCGTTCAGACCGTTCTCGTCCCAGTAGTCGAACGCCGTCCGGACAGCCCATTCTGGTTCTAGTAGAGCATCCGGATTGTCGATGAAGTACTCGGGTATCGACAAAAGTCGAAGTCCGCGACGGCGATAGTTCGCCTTGAGTGTAACTTGGATTAGGCCTCGGCCTCTATACCGCCAGCCGTCCCCACTCTCTTCGTCTCCGTTTCCCCCTTTGTTCGCGTAGACCCGATTGGCAATCTTCTGAGGCTTATATGCGAACTCCTTGGCGGTCTCGTGGTTGAAGAACGTCGGGAAGGTCCGAATGAGCCCATTGGCGGAGTAGTTGAGATTCTCCTCTACGCGGGTTAGTCTCGTACTTTCATGACCCACCTGCGAAATAAAGCCGGCCTGTCTCAATGGGGTATTGGTCTCGAAGTGATCGAAGGCCTCATTCAGGTACTCCAGATACTTGTCGATCACATGCTGACACTCTGGCATGATCTCGATGAACTGTTCTCTCGTAACTACACTCATGACTTTGCTCCTTATGCTATGCAAGTAGGCCAAGTTACGGCTCGGCCCTACCGCGGTTACGACTCGACTACGACGTTTCTTGGGCGAGCTTTGCTGCAGCCAGCTTGGCGACCTGCAGGGCTTCCTTCACGTCGCCCTCGACCATCAGAGCGTTGACATCGGAGTCTGTGACCTCCTTGCCTTCGGCTGCACGCTTGGCTTGGAGTTCCGCCAGTCTCGTCGCAACGAGACTTCCGGCGTTGATCAGCTCGATCGCCAGATTGAGACCTTGGAAGACCGCGACTGCGCTCATGACTTGGCTCCTTGTGCTTGTGCTTCGAGGACCTTACGCTCCATCTCCAGCATCAGAACCTTGACAGCGGAGATGCAAGCTGCTTGGGTCCTCTTCGCTCCGAGGCATTCACCGATCTGACCGCCGGTGATTCCCTTGGCGACTTTGAGGGCGGCTCGACCATCTCGAACCCTCTTATGGAGAGCTTCCCCTTGTGCGGCATCCCAAGCTTTCCCAGGCTCGACGCACTTCTTGTTGACGTACTTGGTGCACGTCAAGTTCACGATAGATTCGCCCATCGCCTGCAGGGAAAGCTCCGTGGCTTCGATCTGTTCCAGAGGCGTTGTTGGAGTCTTGAGACTGCTGAAGGCTGAGCACCCTGTCAGACCGAAGGTGATAGCTAGTACTACGAGTACGGTCTTCATGCTACCTCCTTCGGTACATTGACCACCTGGAACACGCCGAATGCTGTCAGAACTGAGACCACGGTGTCGACGACCATGTCTGCTTGCGTCGACAGATCGAATCCATACCGAGCCGCCAGCATTACGGCGAGTCCTACGATGACTGTGATCAACTTCCGGTAATGTGACAATTGCATATGACCTCCTTGCGTTGGTTGACTTACCTACCCTACCTCTTCATGACGACTTCGAGTGGTGTTTGTTGACTTCGTACCAGTCAGTGCGCTTGTCCTCGCGGGTTTGTAACCGTTTGTGAAAGTTCCGCGCGAGGTGACCTAGAAACAGAGCTACTCCAGTCCACACGAACAACGGCAACGTATTGTTGACGTGTCCGTCTAAATCGTTCCATGAGGCGGAGATACGCGAAAGTGCCCCGAGCGCAAGGACCGCCAGCCCTGTTGTTCCCATGATGCCCGTCTTCATATCCGGATGGATCACAAACCAGAGTGCGATGAATAGCACCGCTGTGGCACACAACGTCACCCAGATCAAATCCAAACCCCAGATCATTTTTCACCTCCAGTTTTTCGGTTAAGCAGCCAGTCCAAGCCACTCTTGGTGTAGCCGCGCCAGTCAGTATCCTTGATCACTTTGATGACCTCGGCGGTCAGCGCCATCCCGAACAGGCTGAGCAGGATCACAAAGCCAATCTCTATGCTCGGCTTCTGCTCCAACCACTCGCGCAATGGGGCCGCTCCCCACGCGGCAATCATCCAGCCGCCAAGGAACGTGAGCCACTTGTCTTTCAGGCTCATCCCATCAAAAAACCGCATGGAAACGAACGAGCCAACCGCAGCTACTACCACGTTCAGCAACTTCAGCCCGAGTGCTGCGAGCGTCGCTTGCACGGTATCAATCCAATCCATACTCACCCCCTGTAGGTACGATAGTTGTAGGTTCTACAGCAGACGTACAACCATCAAACGAGTAAGGCGCTTGAGGACGGCGATTGCCTGCGCGGCGTTGGTCACGTTGGCATCCCACCAGATATCGAACTCCGCTGCTGTCATTGCCTTTAGCTGGGCGATGATAGTATCGACCCCGATAGCGGATTCGAACGTTGCTTTCCGAGCAGCTTCGGCTGCAATAGCCGCCAGTTCCTCCGGAGTCGGAGGCGGGACTACTACGGGTTCTGGCTCAACCTCGTAGGGCTCAGCTGAATCACACAGGGATTCGATGAAATCCTCTTCCCTCGGGGCTGGTTGCCCGATAGTAGAGGCATGAGCAACCCTCGCTGCTCTAAAGGCTTCCACACGTGCGATAAGCTGCTCGGTGGTACCGTTGAATAAACTGCGCGCGATCAGTCTCATGTCAATCTCCTTAAATATCGCCGTGCCAGCGAATCATCTTCGTGACAACCAGTGATGGTTGCATAGTGTTGTGTGCTCCGCCGCCACCAGTAGTGCCAGTGTTTCCACCCGCACCTCCAGGATTTCCACCTGTGGGTTGAGTCAAATTCCCTGCTGGAGCACTGTGATCATGTGCTGGCATTTCAGCTACTGTCAGCGTATGGGTTTCAGCGCCGCCCGAGTTACCTACAGCGTTGCCCAGAGTACCAGTGCCCGAGCCTCCTGAACCGACTAACGTTCTGCGCCGGCTGTCGCCGATCCCGAAGGTAGTAGAACCATCTCCTACTCCGAACGCCGTACCGGTTTTGGAGAAGAGCTTGGCATAAGTCGAGCGACTCTGGTTTGATCCATCTTGCAGGAAGAAGCCGTAAGGTACCAGGCCACCCCCATAGGCAACGATCTCACCGATCTTCTGCAGGTCAAACGGACCACACTTCGCTTCCGATGGGTTGGCAGTCCAGGTACCTGCTGTCGACTGTGTATCCCAAGCAATGAATGCCATCTTGAACGAGACGCTCGACCGGGCGTTGGTGGAGTACATCACGCCTTCGCTGTCGGAGGCCGAACTGATGCCCGTCGTTGTGACAATACCGGATTGCCCCATATACGACGAGGAGACAGCTAGTTCAGTTACTCCTGAGTTGTCGATCAGGTACCAATACAGGGGGCCAATCTTTCCGTCTTCATGCCCTAGAGTCGCACCCGACGGGATCACTAACGTGATGTTGGCCGTAAGCTTACGGCGGAGTACACCACCATTCGAGACAGTTGCGTGTCTCTGATGTACGTAGCCTGGATTCGTCGTCGCGAGATCGACTCCTCCGTTACCCTTAAGGGTACACGTAAGAGCGTTGGCGGCAACTCCGAAGGTCGGCTCCAGATTCCATACCCCGTTGCTGTTGTCGATCAGCTTCAGGTTGTCGAACGCCCCTTCTGGTGTTCCAGCCGTACCAAGGAGCCCAGTAAAGGCATCCCACAAAGCTCCGATACCGGCTTTGAAAGTGGCGTTCGACGGCGCCGGGAACGTATCAGCAAGCGCCGTTCTTGATGGAGGTGCTACGTAGGTTGGCATGTTATTTCCTCATCTTCCTTTAACGGTTGCGTCCACTGTACCGGACGTTGAAACTAATGCGTCGTCGAAACATTCGACCAAGGGCCCCAACACCTCATCCCTATCAATGACCTTAGCTGTGACAGCAGCACCGCCATCGTCCTCTAACGTCAGAAGAACAGTCTTGATAATGTCGAAATCCTTTGTGATCGGTAGTCTAGTTCCTCCCGGGGAGACCGTGAAACTGTTGAAGCTTTCCTCAATATCAGGTACGTCAATCACAACCACCAACTTGTCAATAATACCCTGGATATTGGATTGAGCGGTCGTAATCTCTAGTTGATACGTTCCGCTCTCGAACGAGACTGATCCTGTCCAAGGGGTATATATCCCCGGAGACCCGTAGAACGGATCGTCATCAGGTCCATAGAACGGATCGCCTTCTAAACCATAGAAAGGTAATTCACTATCCCGGCGGACATTAATCTTAACTGCCTCGCCCTGAATAGTATGGAACAGAAGGATAGGACTTCCGACCCAAGCTTCAGGGAACGAGAACGGTAAGGTTTCGTACCGCATCGCGGAGAATAGATCCTCCTCGTAGAACGGATCCGCATCAGCTCCGTATAAAGACGCGCCATCGTCGGGGCTGTAGAATGAGGTTTCGGCGTCAGCCTCGAGGTTCGACCCGACTTCTGTTCCACCCGTAAGTGTGCCAGGCCACGACAAGGCTTCGAAGTCGATAGTCTCGACGATATTGTCGGTATCTGAGTCTCCAAGATTCCGGACAACAATAGCTGGGTTTACTGACTCTAGCCCCGCAGCATCAACTGCAGTGATCAGAAACGTGATCTGACCCGACGGGAGGGCTGCGAAAGTGTGTGGACTATAAGGGATTACCCCGTCATGTAACTTAGTAGCATCCCCGACGTTAGGATTATTACCGTAGTGGAACCGGATAATATATCCTACAACATCTACGTCAGCGATATGAACCCACTTGAACGTATTGCCATCCAGGTGGAACTCCATTACGTCCGATGGAACTTTAATCGAAGCCCAGTCGACCAGTTTGTTCAAAGTGAGCGTATTCGATTGGGTACGGAACCCAATCTGCTGTGTACCCACCAATTCGAGGCTGAGCTGGCTCTGATCCCGGATGTTGATAGTCACAGACCTATTACGCGACTTGTCGACGACTGTCTGGTAAGGCTGTCCGTCGGTAGACATCCGCAGAGAGGCGTTCAGGAAGTCGGGTCCGATATCCCAGGAGATGATCACTCTGACAAGATAGCCCTTTCCGGCAGCCACTCCCTCTTCGTAGACCTGCAGATTACTGACTGCAAGTCCTGTAAAGGGACGAGTAGGATCACTATGCTCAAAGCCACCGTCTTTGGTAGCATAAAAGGCATCTGATTCATCAATGGCCGTGACCTCAACCTCACGTTCCGATACAGGCTTGAACGACTCGATCTTCACCTTACGACCTGGAGTTGCTGTAGGCCCGTAGAGCCACTTATAGTCGTACGGAGGCGAGGGAGTATAGCCTAAAGGCGTAACAAGTGTGAGAGTGTCCGATGTACCAGTACCACCTACAACCGAGTGCGTAGCAAATGTTCCATCAGGTTCGACGAGGGTAATCCAAGATCCCCCGGAGAACAGCGGAACAGCCTTCGGTAGTTTTAGCACACTAGTAGTTGAACCCTCGACGAGACGACCAGAGTAGTCCATGCTCGCGAGGTCATGAGAGAGCTGGACAACGTCACCTCTAGCAGAGGGCATCAACTCCCAGTCGGAACGCCACTTATACCGGCGGTTCCGATAGACATTCTGAGCTGCATAGAGGTTCGTGAGCTGAGCAGCTTGGGTACGACTCCTACAGAGGAGGAACTCCAGCTTGTGGACTCTCGCTTCACCTGCTGTCCCGGGGACAAATACTCTAACTAGGTCACGTTCCCAGTTGTGATCAGGGTTGATAAACCACCCCTCGATCACCTCAGCGATGCCCTCGTTGGAATACTCGATGCTGAATGATCCTGGTAGGATGTTATGCATCCCGAATACAGCTGTTACAGGGAGGTCTGGCAAGTCTGCAACCACACCAAGCTTACCTGTACCCCAGGAGGGAGTTGCTCGACCCATCAACGCAATCTGACTAAGCATATCGTACACGGAGAGCTGTTGGTCAAATACTCCGTCTACTCCCAATTTCTCAGAGTCACACCAGCTAGCGAAGTCTTGTAACCCAACGATATCGATCTTGGCATCCGACAATCCTGCACCCCATACCCGACGGGTATCAACAAACTTCCCTCTTACCACATCGAGATACCACCAGCCTGGATTCGATGTTGGTCGGAACGACCAGTCTGGCTCGAGGTAGTCCTCGCGGCGCCCGAGGATCTCTTGTATAACCGCCGGAGCCTGGGCAACGGAGCAGGGGATCACAACTGGACGAGCCATGTACTGCGTCTCGATCTCATCGTTCGTGTCATTATAGAAGTGGTAGGCCCGATGCTCAATCGTAGTTACTCCAGCAGCAAACCTGAATTCATTACCATCGGCCTGCTTCACCCCGTCAAGATTGTATACCCCACTAATCCCAGCGTCAGCTCCGGAGTAACCAGAAGGATGAACATAGCCAATGACTAAAAACCAGTCGACCGTGTTTGGAAGTGTGGTTGAGGTATAAAAATAGGGGTTAGTATTCGGCGCTCCACCAATGTCCTCAATTTTGGATCCACCGAAGTAATGCGGACCCCAATACAAAGAACCATATACCGTCATCTTTTTGACGAAGAGGGCGAATATGTGTCCCTTGGAGGAATCAACCGGGATTGTATTCGCAGTAATAGTCCAACCACCATCTGCATTAGTGGTCTGGTCTTTGGGAATACAGACGTTGACAACCTCATTTGTTCCGAACGGCCCAGTTTTGATGGCAAAGGTGCTCTCACCCGCTACAGTCTGGCTAGCCCCATATCCTGTTGGCATTGTTGAACCTACGGCCCAGAGGTCGGACTCAGAAGCCTTGGATATGGAGTCCAATGGGGTATAAGTGTTGCACTGTGCCTGTGCGACACAATTCAGATCGTCCACGACACCCTGAAGTTGATCGGAGGCTCGGATCTTCAGAGCGACTCGCTTACGACCCTCGTAGTTGCTCGTATCAAACTGGTAAGTCCTAAGCTGCGACCATTCGAGGGCAGATACTGCCTGCAGATCTGTCTCGTCTGGTGTAATACGACGGACTCGGACTTCATATTGCTCCCGCGCGACGTTGAACTTGAATGTCCGCCGAAGGGGAGTCCGCGCACTGTTAATGACTGCGAATCGGCCCGCTAACTCGGCCCCGATCGTAAAAGCCTGACCCCCGTATGTGTCAGCGTCAACATCAAAGTCGGAGAGGGTAGCCTGAATGATGATGTTAGCCGTGTAGGTCTTGTTCCAGAGGATATAGATCCCACCCCCTTCGGTGGCAATAGGATTACTCACTCTTACTGGAGGACCCATCTGCTGTTGCAGATTACCTTCGCCCGGTGCGGCCCAAGCAACGCGGATTCCAACCGTAAAGTCGTTGCTGTGCAACTTGGCAATATAAGCAGTACCTGTACCAGCACTCAGAGAGGACGACAAGACAGTGATCCCTGAGACATTGGAGGGTTGGACAGAGATAGTCCTTCGGGCTCCCTGCTGGTAAGTGGAGTTGGGAAGTCGTGCTACCCCAAGGATGATCGACGTCTCCGGTACTGAGTCCGATGCAAAGCTGAGGGGAATCCACGTAGAGTCACCTGCGCGCCGGTACTCCATCTCGATCTCGGCTGCAATTGCCTCCAGAGCACCAGAGGTCATCCTAAAGAGTGTCCCACCAATTTCTATTGCTAACCCAGTCGCGTCCGCACTACCAGTACGCTGGATCCAACTTGCTGGAAAAGTCAGGGCAGCCCCGGCTAGTGTGTCCACGTTTCCCGGAAAGAGAGTGAGAGCACCATCCATGGTGCTTTCCTCTAGGGTCACTCCCTTGTAGTTCTCGATCGGGGTATCGCCAATCTTCCAGCCGTTGAGCACAAGATCATTATAGCCGAAGTCGAACACCTGATAGAGAATCTGGTCCTCGCCTTCGAACTCGGTGTAGGGAAGGGCCCCTAAATCAGGGAAGATCTTCGTTGTGCCGACGACCTTTGGCATCGGCTGATACGAGCGTGCTCTATTTGACCCTCCAGTGATGGAGTAGGTCGGCGAGTCCTGAATATCCAACCCTTGAGCCGCTGACATGTCCGGCCTAGGAGGTGGGAACAGTTCGTTGATGATCATCCCACCAACGATCATAATCCCAGCCTTCCACAAACCTAGAGCCATTGCGCTAGCCCCTTTACCAGCTATCGCACCAGCAAACTGTGGCGCAAAGACGCTCAGAGCGATAATCGAAATGATCGCTAGGGGGTTCTTCTTAGTACCTTCCCCCCCGTGTACTAGAGCGTAGAGATTGATTTGCGTACCGGTCTTAGGATGAGTCAAGGACCACAAGCTCCTAGGGATACGACGTCCATCGATCGTCAGCATGAACGGTTGACGACCCATCCTTTCGAAGATCCCTACCCGTTTGAGGTACGAGAGTATTGACTCCCCAGCCTCGAAAGGTATGTACCGGATCTCCCTCCCGACTTCGCGCTGGAACGGATGGGGAGCCCAGATGAGAGTGGGCTGTCTGCTAACAACGGCTGGGAGGTTCATTTCCACTTATAGTACCCCTCAAGCTTGAAGCCTCGGGGCTCCAGCTCTCTCACACGTGTCTTGATGACTTGAGCCGGTCTCTCAGCACAGTGGAGTACCCAAGGCTCGCCGTTGATAATGCAGTAGATACCGACGTGCATCATCTTCGATCCTGAAAACATTAGGACACCGTCCCCATCTGTCGGATCCGAAGTCCGGTAACCAACACGATCCCTCTCGTGAAGGATCTGTTTGGCAACAGCCTTGATCTTCTGACGACCTTCCTTGCCCGCATAGTTACGATACGAGGGGATGAGAACGATGCGATGGAACTCCCTCTGTAGAACCTCACGGGCCATTTCGCCACAGTCGTAGACCTCTGCTACGTAGGGCTTACCTACGTATTTGTCGGACCAGTGCTCTCTAAGGACACTAGTTGTGGTCATTAGAATAGCCCCGAGGCAGACTGTGGTGAGTACAAAACTCCTAAGGCAGGAAGCTCAAGAATGTTGTCATATCCGAGCTCGCCGCTGATCTCTATGATGTTCTGCTGGGTGTTCATCAGGAGCATCGTGTACTCCTGCTCTACGACGTTCGGGGTATCGCGCATCACCTGCATGATCCGAACAGTTGCTCCCCGTCCTCCGCCAGACTCGTCGAGCCAGGACGTCATCTCTTTGCCTAGGTTGTCAATGGCTATCGGGACCCTAGGCATAGATTGAGCAATATCCTCTGGGAACTGAACACGAAAAGCACAAGCCGTAAAGACGTCACCACTGTGGGTGAGGTTCTGGGTGTCGTTTACCACCCTGACAGGAGCTGCTAGCTCATCATGGGTGATCTCCAAGAGGTAGACCGGCTCCTCACCAGTTGTTGCGCTGGTCTTCTCCTTGAAGTTTGAGGTATAGTTTTTAGCCACTCCAGGTCTCGATTTGAAGAGGGATGCGCCACTGTCCCAGGCCAACGATTGGACGCTCGCCATCTAACTTGTTGACTACACGTGCAGTCCGGACTACATTGTCCTCTGGGTCGGTAAAGTCGAACCATAGGGCCCCGTAGTCGATGTCCGTTTGGAACCAGGTGATGAAGTTCTGGTAGTCCGTAAGCGAGGCGAGACCAACGGTAAAGGAGCGGGCCACCAAGACACGGCTCTTCGTGCGTAGCTGCTTTACCATTCCATCTTCCATGGCAGTACGCTGGACCGCAGAGGCTCTGTCCTTCGAATAGCCGTCGGCTAGGATCTTTGCGTAAGAGTGTGGGAACGCCATATCAGTACTCCGGGGCCGGGGCCAACAGGCCTCTTAGTTGGTTACGAGCTCCTACGTCGCGAGCTAGACGACGTACTAGAAGGTCAACTACTAATCTATCGCCCTCCATACGAGGAGCCGATTGACTAGCTTCGATTGGTTGTCCAGATTGGTTGTTGATCACAACCTGGACTGATGGCATTGAAGCACCCCGCTGTTGCTCGGGAGTGAGAATATCAACACGCTCCCCTGGGGAAGCCCGGAACTTAATAGCCTGACTATCTGAGCCTCCTGACCCTCCCACCTTAAAGCTACCTCCACCGGCAAACCCAAGAATCTCGGCCTGATCCCCAACATATCCAGCTCCGGCAGCAGGTGTCACACCTACTGGGGTAGGCATGAAGCTACGCAGCCAATCTTCAAGGAGACCTTGTCCAGTCCCAGACTGTTTGCTATACAGATTGCCGAACAGAGCGGTCATAATTGGCTGCACGACCGACATCTTGTAGATGAACGACAGTGCTTCCTGGGTAATAGCATCGAACATGTTGCGCCAGGACACTTCCATGCCCATCGTAGCCTTCGCCATCGTGTCGGCAATGTTGTTGGTAATATCCCGGAACACCTCGGTCATACTCCGACCAAGAAGTGTCGTACGATCGATGACCTTACGATTCATGTCGTCCTCGATCAGGAGGAGACGTTGACGTACCTGATCAATGGTGATTATCCCTTTACCAAAAGCATTCCAGACGAGGTCAACACGATCCCGATACTCCTCCATCACGCGGACGCTATTGTCCCCCAGCTGGTTATCCAGACGTTCTAGGGCTTTAGTCAGCTTCTCGACCTCCTTGACCCCCTCTTCAGCATCACCCATGGTCTTCCACTGCTTGCGGAACTCGGCGACCAGGAAGTTAATGTGCTCCTGCGTCATCCCCATCTTCTTGAGGACCTCGAAGTAGCCCTCCATCGTAACGAGCTGCTTCTCCAATTGGGTCGGTTCACCTGTCGTAGCTGCCTGACGACGGGCTTCTACCACCTCGAACATCTTCGCGAGAGCATCACCTGCAGTGGCTGCTTTACCTGGCAACGCCTCGAGTTCCTTGAGCGTATCTTTGCGCTGCTCGATCAGGAGGTACAACTTCGCCAGCTGCTCGGTGAGATTCGAGCCTGCAAATCCGGCATCCCGAAGCGACTTAGAGATTGCCTCGATATTACCACGACCTTTGTCAGGCTGATCCGACATCATCTCGATCGCCTTAGCCATTCCACGAGCTTGTTCGATTGCACCCTGACCAAGCTCAGAGGCTTCTAACTGCCTGCCAAGTCCAATGACTTCGCGGATGCTCTGACTGATCTTCTCGGCCCAGTTAGCCCACTGGGTACCAGACTCTTCCCCTCCAGGAATACTGGAGGGCTTCAACTTGGACAGACGTTCTAAGGTGGTTTCCATCTCCTTCCGGAGGCCTTCTAGGACCTGTAACCGCTTACGAGCAGCAGTTACTTCAGGCGATTCACCTGTCGGTTGCGTACCCAGGAACGCACCACCAAACGGAGTAGCAAAACTCGGCTTGACATTCATCTCGTCCATTTTAGCCTTCTGCGAGGCTATTGTCAGACGTAACATCTCGTGGGCCGATGTAAGCTCAGTAGTCAGGAGCTGCAACCTCTCCTGCGTACCTTTCCTGATCTCGTCAGTAGTCTGCTTGTGTGACTTACCGATCTTCTCCTGAACATCAAGCCAAGCCTTGGACTCGTTTACCCAGTCCTCCATTGGAGTCTGGACAGAATCGATTGCATCCTTCAGGAGATTATAGCCTACGACAGCACCTATGATAACGGCCGCCGTTTTGGCTATTACACTCAGGAGCGCACCCCATCCTGTAGCAAGCATTACCAGATCGAGTGTAATGACGGATGCTGTAAGTGCCTTCATGGCCGTGACAGTCGCCATGATAACCGCGGGCAATCGGGCGAAGAGCTGGTACACTAGGAATCCTGCTCCTGCTCCTGCCACAGCACCGAAGAGAGCAACAACGGTCTCCATGTTCTTGGTAAGATACTCTAGAGCTACCCGGGTGGCGATCACAGCCTCCCGGAAGAGCTTGGAGAACCCAGTAACGGCATCGAACTTCTTGAGCAGCTCGAAGGTAGCCGAACCAAGTAACTGAAGCTGGGCTTGTAAAGCTACTGCCGCCATAGCCGCTGCAGGTCCAAAGGCCTCCAGCCACCCCTTAGCCATTTTCGGGAGCAGATCCCTCGCTAGGACCTCCCCGTTCTTGATCATTTTGGTCAGCTGGCTTTCCGTTACTCCCATTGCTTGTGCCGCAATCGCAAAAGAGCCCGGCAGTAAGTCGCCCAACTGGCGACGCAACTCTTCCATCGAGACCGTACCTTTCGAGAACATTTGCTCCAGAGCCAAGAATACAAGTCCCATGCGCTCGCTGTTGAGCTTCATGGCGGTACCAGCAACAGTAGCAGCCTCGAATATCTTCCGCTGGTCTTGGAGGCTAACATTCGATAGCCGAGCGGCCGTAGTGAATTTGGCGTAAGGTTCAATGAGATCACGTACGTTTTGACCCAACCTGTTGGACAGCTCCAAGAGGTAAGCGTATGTATCCGCATTCAGAACAGCAGCGCCAGTAGACGCTGTCAACTGGGCATTGAAGCGCTCCATATCCATTGAAGCTTTGACACCTGCTGCAGCCATGAGGCCAATGCCCGTAACAACGCCCGTTGCACTGGCGATCATCAGGGTCATTGAGCCACCAACAGAATCAAAGAGCGCAGCCAAGACTGCCAGACGAGCACCTACTCCGCTCAAAGGACCAATTGCGAGAATGGCAGCTCGCTCAAGGTCCCTAAAGGCTAGTGCGAGGCCTGAGGCTTCCTTCTGTGACGCCAATCGATTGCCACCGGCGATAATGGCGCCCATCCCGACGCTAGCCCGGGTAAGCTGTGCCTTCGTGAGTAGATCGGCTTGTGTGGTGAGAGTTTTGTTTACTCTCCTGTAGGCGGCATCGATCTTGTCGATCTCCGAGGCGGCGACTCCCGCTTCCTTCATGCGAGAGATAGTAGCCGATGTCCTCGCGTAGAGCGTAGTGAGGGTACGTTCTATCTGGGCGAATTTGCGATATTGCTTCTGGACAGTCTCGTCCTCGATCTGGCCGAGACGCTCGACTTCCTTACCATACTTCCGAAGGGCAGTAAGGGACTGCTCGAGTGCTCGGGTCTCAGGTACGAGTCCGAACCCGACTGTGCCTAGATCGATTGTGCGTCTGGCTGCCATCTGAGTTCACGTGCTCCTTGATGTACGTGACCCAACGAGCGAACTCGTCGCCCCTCATCTCTCTTACCTCTGACTCTGTCTTGCCTAGGTGGTACCCGACTGCCTGGACAAGAAACTGGTAAGAGTCCTGCTTTAACCTTTTCCCGCTTCCTTCAGTGCCTCCGGCAGCAGTTGTGCATTGATCGCATCCATCAGCTTCTGGTAGTACCCACCAGCTGGGAGACCCATCAGGACGTCGAAGTCGGAGTCCTCAAAGACGAACTCCTCCGTACCAGGTACGAAGCAGCAGGAGATCAGGTAACTCGCCATGCGCTTCTTGTTGTCGAGTTCGGCAACAGCGTCGAGCATCTGCCCAATCGCCATCTGACGAACTTCCACCTGGACCCCATCATCGAGTTCGACGACCATCTTGCGGATTTTCTCGTCCAGGATCTTGCTGCGGATGTCATTGCGTACTGTAGTCATGTTCTACTCCTTTACTGTACTATCCATGCTGTTGTGAACCCTAGGGACTTTCGCCCCTAGGGAGGGGGTGAACTTATACAGCCGTCGGAAGGCCGCTTCCTTGGGTGTTGACGGTGAACGTGTTGACCGACTCCATTCCCGCTGTGAGGGAGAGGCTCGTAAGGACGCCGGCACCCTTCCAGCCTGCGACGCCGTCATGCAGATACTTGACGAACACCGACTGATCCGCCAGGAACCGATCGAGTGCCGTCTTGATTGCCGTCGGAATTGGCGACAGCGGCGACGTCGAATGGAACCAGTTGAATGGCGATGTGAGACCTGGTGTCGAGGCGTAGTACGGGACGTTCAGCTCGAACCGGAGGTTCTCTTCTTCCAGGGCACCGACGTTGCCCGACTGCCTTTGGGTCATGAGACGGAAGAAGCCCCTTGCGATCGAGCCGCTCCAGCCCGTTCCATCAGGGTTGATCTCGATCAGCCATTCTTGGCGATCGTCGACCTCCTCCGCCCACCCATCACCCGCGAGGAAGACGTTCGGCAACTCGAGCGTGATCGTCTTCAGCCCCGGGCGATGCGTGTGGTACCCGGAATTGACCTGGAGTGCCGGCATATCGGAGTCACGTACCGCCTCGGCCGACATGTTCAGCGTGAATCCGGTGTACTTCGCGATCGCCGTCGACATCGGGAAGTAGTTCCCCGTGATCGTAACCGCACCCGTGACGGTGTAGGCCGACTTGAACGTGACAGTCCCCAGCAGATAGTCGATGTGGTCGACGTCGGCCGTGTGATCGACAGAGTTGTCCTCCACCACTACGGCAACGCTACGGTCGATCGCACGCTTGGCCGTAGCCGTGATGCGGTACGTCTTGCCCGAGACGAGGGACATTGCTTCGTCCGTCATCGTAGTCGAAGTACCAGGTTTGAGGATCTTCGCAGCATAGCCCGGGAACCCCTTGTACACGGAGTTGGCGTTGACGCCCCACGTAATGGGACCCGTCAGAGCCGACTTGTAGGTCTGCCCGAAGATGGTGTCGTCGATTGACGCTCCGTCGCGACTGATTTCGCCTTGGCCTCCGGGAAGAAGGTAGTAGGTTGCGTCGTCGGCGGAGATTTCGATGCGCTTTGCAGCCATGGTTTGTCCTTTCCTTTACTAGGTAATAGCGACTCTGTTTCCGCCGGCTTCCGCCGCGGGCTCGACTATGAACCAGAAATTCGCCACGAACATCGGGCGAGTGTTGTCGTCTTGCCCCAAATAACTCACATCTCCTACCTGGTTGCAAGACCTGTAAGTATCTCCTTGCAGAACTTGTGTCGTCATGCCCAAGAGGCGGTTGACAATTGCCTGAATCTTGTTGCCCGCATCCACGTAGCCGTTTCTCGAACCCCGAACCATCACCTGAACCGAAGGTTCGTTCAAAAGTAAGTGGGGATAAGGAGGTCTCCCACCAGTTCTGTTCACAAGAATGACCGTATCGGGTGTGCTCGGGAGTGCCCCAAGATACACACCCCATCCCGTAGTAGCGCCGAACGTACCGAGAGGAGTTCCCCCCACGATTACGTCCTTAACACAGATGGCTGGATCTTTCATCCCATCCCCAGTGCTGAAGCGTAGTCGACAGCTAACGACGTGAGAAAAGAGTCAATTTCCTCTTCGAGAGCCGATTGCAGGTACTTGGCTCGAGTCGGCGGATTGTGACTGAGCCACACGAATTCATGTACTAAAGCCGCGTACCAAGCTGAGTGGTTGCCGTAAGTGATTGACCCTCGAACATTGCCTGGTGTCCCTTCTACCTCGAGGATCGCCGACTCGGATAAGACGCCTGATTTGTACGGAACGTACTCCAGACTCTTGTTGAAAACGGGCTCGAGCGCGTTCTTGACAGCATCCGGAGTTACATCATGTAGCTGCTTGATGATCCCTTCGTAGTTCCTGATCACCTGAGCCATACCTTCGCGAGCCGCGACGGTAGAGCTCTTGCGGTAGAACGCACGGCTCCCTTCTCTTACGCGTCCAGGGAGTCTTGGTCTAAATCCTGCTGTGATTCTGGTAGCCATTATAAAACTGCCCTTCTGACTACATCAAGCGAACGGAGGTCGGGGACTTTGTCGTACCTCTGAATCTTGAGCGCTCCTGTCAAAGCCACGGGCGACGACTGGGACACTTTGTCCCCTTGGTAGAGAAAATCCCCGACACCCATATCTCGGTCGACAAAGACTATAGCCTTACTGATCAATTCCCGGCGATCCAGAGAGCCATAGAAGGTCTCTTGACGATCTTCCCATCGTCCGTCGACTAGTAAGGGAGTCGCAAAGGTATCTCCGCCAAAGCCATCACCTCCGGTGACCCTCCACCAGGTGAGCTTGTGCGGAAGACGGCCTGAGAGGATGCCCATTAAGGCGTCACTCCAGGGGATCCACATTAGGTGTACCGATTACTGTGAACTCGGCACGCCTCATCGGACTCGAAGCATTCGCGGACATATCCGAGAGGATCCCCGTCTTATCCAGCAAAAGCGCCTGCTGACCAAAGCGAGTGGAGCTGAAGCCTGCTTTGTAGATGTCGTGATAGCGCTCCGTCGCTTCGCCGATTTGAACCGCGGCCAACGGCCCTTTCTCCCATGCGAGAGTCGCGAAGTGCGCTGCAAGAAACAGCTCAATACTCCTTAGAGTATCGACGGATAGCCCCTGACCTACGAGGTTCTCCGTGACTAGAGTAGAGGCAACAGGAATAGCAGCAACAATCGCTGCGCTCGCCGTATCGGGGAGCCCCGCGATGTCGCGTACTTCTGCCTGTGCTACTCTAGCCACGTCGACCTCCCGTTACTTGCTGGGTGCAGGCTTGTGAGCCTGGGCTTGGGCGGCTGCCGGCTTCGCGGACTTCACCACCAGATTGGGCTCGGCGACCTCGCGCTCGGGCTCGACGGCTTCGGGCTCGTCCTCGACAACGGGCACGAATTTGTTCGGGAACCTGGCGGCTTCCGTCGCCGACATCTCGATCGAGTCGCCCTGATTGAAGGTCTTCTCCGATCCATCGGCTTGCCGCTGGTGGTGTTTTCCGGATACGACTTTGAACTTTGCCATGACTTTCTCCTGACTAGTTGACTACGAAACAATGGTGGAGGGTCTCTGCCCTCCACCATCCCGTTGCTGTTGCCCGCTGCGCTCCTGGTTTCAGGTCGCTTACGTGTAGTGCACGACCCCCGACTGGCCCGACTGGTCGGCCTTGATGCGTGGGGCGCCGATCATCATGACCTTGAAGTGGATCATCATGCCGCCGTGCGAGTCCCACATCACGGTCGTGGGCTGCATGCCGTCCAGCCAATCGACGACGTCCGTCGACATCTGCACCAGTACGACTTCTGCACCGGTGGAGATTTGGCTGGTCGCGCGTACCGCCACGATTTCCGGCACTTCCAGGATGCGCTGGATGATCGACTTGTCGCTGGCCGCCTTGAAGTCGCCGAGCAGACGGATGTACGACGCGTTGCTGATGTACACGACGTACGGGCCGTACATGTTGTCGGCCACGGCCTTGGCGATCATCGCCGTCAGGTCGGTCAGGATCACTTCACCTGTCGTGGTGCCGAGATCCCAGTCGGTTGTCGTACTGCCCGTATTGCGGGACGGATGGTTCTTGTAGCCGTAGATCGTACCGCCGCCGGCCACCACACTCGCGCCGTTGAACATCATGTTCTCGGCCGCGTCCGAGACCTTGCGCGTGGCGATTGCTGCCATCGTGGTATCGACTGGCTGACCCATCCGACGTCCCGACTCGAGGTTCCGCAAGGACAGTTGGAAGTCCTTGTGGATGATCGGCAGCGGCGTGTTCACCTGGCTGAACAGCACCCGGTCGCGCTCGCCTTCCGCCAGACCCGTCATGTTGATGTCGGCGGCCGACATGTCGCTCGACGTCTCGTGCTGGACGATCGTGGTGCCCATCGCGTTGGCGATCGGCATCGTGAGGCCCCGCGTCATCAGGTCCCCAACGGCAACGAGTCGCGGACGGGCGATCTCGATCACGGTGCGGTCGAACAGCAACCACTCCTCCTTGCGG